CCCTACCGACAGTTAAGTCTACTTCTCTTACTACAATACCAGGAGATGCTAAATTTAGTGGCATCTTGTTTTTTCCTCGCATCCAATTTACCTAAAAATATTTAGGAAAAGGGGTATTTCTAATGGGGAAACGATGTGTGAATACCTACCAATCAGGATATTCCCATAACAAAGTGCTCTTTCTGCCTCTTCTTACTCTCTTAACCGTACATTCCTTACATTCATATGAATATGATGATGCTAATGTTTTTCTATCTTTTCTTGTGAGGTAGTAGTCATCAATTAAATTTTTTACTTTATTACATACTCTACATTTACGATCAAAAAATAATAGATGCTCTACTTCAATCTCATCATCAAAGGACATTACCTATAATCCCACATATATGAACGGTCGCCATATTCATCTGCATACCATCTATCTCCAGAATTATCTACAAAACTTTCTCCATTATCTAATCCATCAGAAATAAATCCGAATGGGGCCATATCTTGATCAATCTGATTTTTTTGCTCTTCATATATTCTCTTTCTTACATCATTCTCAGTCATCTCTTTAAAATATTCTTGTGCTACTAACCAAGAAAATATTACAAGACACATTGCTAAGTCATCATTACATCCTTCTTCTGCTTCGAAAGAGTTTCCTTTCTGAGAAAATGTAGTTAGTTCTGATATAATTTCATAATCTGATGCAAGTAATTTATCATCTTCTACAAGAGTTTTGAGATTTGAACAACCCAATTTTTTGACTGCCGAAGTTGTGCGAACTCCAAGTTGAGTTTTTTTGCCAGAGAACCCTGTTCCAACTATCTGTCCATTTCTACCCCTCATAGTTGCCATTAAAATATTTTCATATTCCAAATCATATTGAAGAATACTAGCAACCTGATCTCCAATATCATTAACCTCTATCAATAACCAAGAATAATTATACCCTTTTGCTACATCAAATATAATGTTCGGAAATAACATTGGTTTGATTTCATTATTCCTATATTTTGCAACTACCTTATAAGGAAACTCTGTGATATCAAAGACAATAAATGCGGAATAATCATTACCAAGACCACGAGCAACATCAACCGTGATTAGATAATTGTGCTCCGGAATTGGCCTCTCATAGATATCTAATCCGGCATTTCTTTGTATCGGGTCTTCATATACTAAAGTTTTGAGTTTTGCTGGATTGATGAGCGTATTAACAGAACCCAAGAACTCGCACTGAAACTCTACACGAAACTGTTCTTCTGATGTATTTGCAATTGTCTGTTCTTTCCAAACAACATCCCTACCAGGAACTTCTGACCAGTGAACCTCTGTGGGAATATATTCGTTTTTATTTCTTTCCGCATCATGCCACATACGGTAGAAGTGATTCATACCGTGTGGTGTGGATACAATAATTACCTTTGTGTTTTTACCAGAAGTAATAGTAGGATAAACAGATGCAAAGAAGGAGTCAGCGACGTGATTAGGGACGAATGCGAATTCGTCGAGAAAGAGGATATTGAACGACATGCCTCGGACAGCACTCGCAGATGTAGAAGCTGCCAATATCTTACTGCCATTTTCTAATTCGATGTTTCCTTTGTTCCATACCAAGATACCTTGTTGCATCCATTTTGGTAAATTTTCGAATGCAGTTGCTAATCTCCCTAACAGTTCTCTAGCAGTAGATGCCTTGTTTGCCAGAATACCAATGTTTACACTATCATTAAAAAGTGCATAATGTAATAGATATGATACTACAGTAGTACTTTTTCCTGTTTGACGAGGCATCTTACAGATATTAAATCTGTTATTGTGAAAATTATGAATTAATTTCTCTTGAAAATGATATGGATGAAACTGTGTTAAACCTTCATCAAGAGAAACAATTTTAATATAGTTATTTGCAAAATAAATTGGATCTTGTTTACATTTTAGATACTCAATAATTTGATCTTCTGTAAACTCAATCGCAGTATTTGCTTTTTTTAATAATGGATTGCCAAGATATACGTCACTCATAAAAAATTACCTCTGTTCAATCCAGTTCAGTACCGCAAGTGCATCTTTGTTGGTGTTGGGAGAAGCAGCAGCAAGAGTATAAGTATCACTGATTGTTCCAATACCAGATCTTCCAAGTTGTAATGCTCCTTTATCATCAACATCAACCAGAGAGGCACCACCAGAAATTGTAAATCCTGAAAGAAGTGCTTGTCCTCCAGTGACTGCTGTTGCTGTAGTATCATATTGCATAAAGGAGTTCTCATCTGGATGGTCTTCCCAATCCGCACCAGTCAAAGTTGCATTCTGAAAAAGTCTCCAATATACATTCGTGTTATCGTTTGTTGCTACTTGTAGAGACCTCAGTAACATAACTGCCTGAAGTTCTTCTGCTTTAAGACGCAAACTCACAACTGGATAGAAAGTGTTTGCGGAAGACATCGTTGTCCCTATAATGGGATTTGAGATACTCAACAAAGTACCAAGTTTTTCTGGTTCTCCTTCCTGAATGAGAGAATTAGAACCTTGATAGAGATAATGAGTTCCAGCAACACCAGTTACATTCTCAATCTCCATACGAATTGGAAGGAATGGACTTCTACACCAAACTAAATCATTGACATTTGAGTTTTCAAATTCATGGCTAACAATAGTCTCATTTTTCATTAACCAATTAAATTTTACACCACCTGCACCATACCATTCATAGTTAATGGAAATCATCTGCTGTTTTGTAGCATCAGCAGTTACACCAGTATATCCATTACCATCAAACTTTTCACCGTTCCAGTTGTCTCTGGTTACTCTTGTTTCTGTAGTGATACCAGATGCACTGCTGCGAATTACATAAGAATATGTGCCTCCATCATCCTCAAAGTAAGCACCATCAGTCTCATTAAACAATCCAAATCTTCTGCGAATACCGACTTGTGGTGTATCTAGACGAACTGCAAATGCGAGAGTTGCCGGTCTACCAGGAATGTATCTCATTACCTGTTTAGTCTGTCTTACAACCTTACTACCAGCAGTAGAACCAACTTCCATAACTATATTACTGGAAGCAGGATTATAAGTAGCAGTTCCAACACCAACTACACTCTCATCCCAAACATCAGTCTCCTTAGTATACTGGAAAGTATTGAAGAAAACTGTTTGGAAGGGAGCAACCTTTAGTCTGTTATTGTCAGAAAACTGAGGCCTCCAGTCAGTCTGGTTTCCCCAGTGATCAGCAATATTATAAACCTCAAAGAGACTTCTCTCTTGATTTAGAAAGTCTTGTGTATTCTTATTCCACTGTGCCATTAGTCACTCCACGATAATCTTTCAGGTTGATACCTTTGAGAATTTTTAATTCTTGAAGTATTTACCTCACCAGGATAAACATTATGAACCATTGCTCCGGGATATTCTCCTTGAATTTGTTCTGCAAGTTCTTTCTTCGAAAGTATTTTGCCTTCTACTTCCAAACGATACATCTTACCTTCCCATACAATATCTGCAGAATAAGTTTCCTGCTGTTGTTGTGGTTCGGAACCTCCTACATTTAGAGTTCCATTAAAATCACCATTTATAGTGATGCTTTCTGAGAGAAATTGTTTAAAGTTTTTCATATCAGCAGTTCCACGCTCTAAGGGACTTATTGATTCTGCTATCTGGATCTCTTGCCGTTTTAGCAGAAGTTAACTTCTTTTTCATACCTTTCATTCTTGCACAGAATGATGCTCTCCTTTTGTTACCTTTCTTTTTAGATGGTGCTTTTAGGTCAGAACCAGGATTTTCTCTTTCATAAGACTTGCGTCCTTTTTCGTTGAGTCCTCCGGATTTATTTTTACCAGACTTTTTAGTCCAGGCAGCACCTTCTTCTAATTCATCTCTCCAATCAGAGAACTCTTTTTTCTTAATTTTTGTTTTGAACTTTCCAAATGGTGTGGGCAGTTCTTCTCCATAATCTCCAGTCTTCTTTTCTACTTTATCATTAGGATCTACATCACCATCGACATCATAATCTATTCTCTTTACTGCTTTTTTCGTAAGTGTTTTAAGATTTCCACCACCAATTTTCGATTCTTCTTTTTCTTCATTTGCTTTTACGCAACGATTGTAAGTTTTTCCAAAGAGTTTCTGGATTCCTTTTTTCTTGTAACCCTTCCAGCACTTTTTTCCGGATTCGTCGATAGTTTCAATCTCCTCTTCCATTCTTTTCCTTTTTTCATATGCCTTTTTAAGCAGTCTTTGTTTGGCATCATAGGCTCGTTCGTTAGGACCATCATCTGCCATCCATCCTACCATTCTAGAATTCAATCTATCAAGTAATTCTTTTGGTGCTCGTCTATTGTCAACTTCCTCTTTATTAAACTTCTTATCAGTCTTCAATCTTGCAGCAGCAACTTTTCCAGAGGGGGTTCCTTCACGATTCATACCGTCAATACTTTTTTGTGCTCTTGATTTTTGCTGATTTTTCTCCTTTTTATCAATTTTTGCTTTCACCTCTGCTTCACTTGCAGCATTTGAAGGTCTTTTCTTTGCAGGTCTTGTTTTCTGAACCTGAAAAGCATCACTTGTACCATACTTTTGTCTTCTTTTATTTGCAGATCTTTTTGCTCCATCCATAGTTAAGTTGTCACCACTAACAACACTCTTTTGTTTTTTAATGGTAACATCATCATTAGGATTACCATCACCACTCTTGAATGATGTTGAAACCACACGGTATCCTTCTTCGACTTCCTCTTTCTTAAACTGAGGATGATCATCGAGTTTCATACCATGCTTTTTCTCAAGGAGTTTTTTCTGTGCAGCAGATTTTTCTGGAGTCGAACGAGGACTTGGATTGTTCAGCAGACTCATTCTCGCTGCGTTCTTACTGAGATCGGAATACTTATCCTCACCCATCAATTTAGGACCTTTCACTTTTTGTTTAGCAATCTTAGATCCTTCATCTTCAGTTTTAGTTCTATCTCTGATCTTTTTTTCTCTTACTTCTTTTCTATGTTTTTGGGGATTAATTTCAAAAGATGCCTCAGCAACTAAAGGTTCTGCTTTGATAATATCAATGAACTCATATTCGGTTGCTTGAAAATCATCTCTCCAATTGGAAAACTCCACTGATTCTGATTTATTTCCCCAGTTAGCAGCACCAACCTTACGACACTTTACAAGTGCTCCAGAAGCATATGCAGAGGGCCAAACACTATATCTACTCTTGACCTTCTTATAACAGGCATCTTTTTTACCACTACCCTTACCTTTCTTATCATTTGCTTCAATAATCTCTAGTTCTTCTTTTTTCATTTTCTTTTTTGGTTTATCGGTTGATACATAAGTTGGTTTTTCGGCACCAGATTTTTCTTGCTGTCCCGAATCTGCTGTCTTCTTTCTTCTTGCTGCAGATTTTCTTTCTGCTTTTGTCATACTGTCATATTTAGAACGAGATACACACTTTGGCACTCCTTCACCAGGTTCATCACTTGCACATGTTCCACCTGTAAGAACATTTACCCAACCAGGTTTTCCTTTCTTACCCTTTTTACTTTTTGATTTGGATCCTTGGAACCACTTAAAAAGAGATCCTTCACTCATTCCACCACCATCTCCATTAGTAGTTTCTCCATTATCATTATCACTATCAGTTTGATCATCTCCATTTTCTTTACGAAGATATCCACTAGATGCCACACGATATCCCAATGGAATTCGTTTGCATTTTTTGTCTGTATTACAATAATAATATCCTTGCTTACATTGTTTCATCAATGAAAAGTAGTTTATTCTTTATTATTTAGAAAACCTTGCTTGAGCATTTTTTGGAGTTCTGATGTAGACCCAACAAACACCGCATTATTAGTAACATTATTTGTGGTCTTCTTAGTTTCGTCCTCTACTTCTTTTAGTTTCTTTTGTAAATCAATTAACTTATCAGTAGTATCAGCAACACTCTTAATCAACTGCCCTGCGACCTCATATGCCCTTGGACTGCCTCCTTCCCCTGCTACCTCCATAATGCCGTTAATTGCCTCCTGGCCCTTCTCTATGAGGGAGTAGAGGTTCGCTCGACTATAGATATAATCTTTCTCTATATCATCATCCTTCGATTTTATAATCTCAGGTTTTTTAATTGGTTTTGACTCGACAATATCACTCTCAATATTCAGAGCCTCATCGATTGAATCATAATTATTATTCATATCTATTAAATGTCAGATTGTTGGGTAGGACTATAATTTTTAGAATCTGAGAAAAATTCCCAACTCTCATTAAATCCAAAATCATCACCTGGTTCAACAGGACTTCCTGGTGGAATAGACTCTGGTGTAACTGTGTATCTAACTTCACGTTTTGCAGTTTTAGTATTGGTGTCACTATACAAATCAACTTGAACCTTACGAATAAGACCATCGGAAGAATCGGCAATAGGACCAAATACGTAAGTCTTTGCAGTAAATCTAATTCTATAAATTAATGCTCTTCTTACAGAAAAATCCCCTTCATAATCATCCTGAAAATCAATATTATCCATAACTATAGGTACATC